GCTCTTGCAGGTTGACCCCGTAAGAATCAAGCCACTCTAACGCTGTTTGAACCGGATTAGCTTGCATAGCCTTGTCCCAAGCAATCGACCGCTTGGCTATGTCAGCTACGCTAATGCCATGCTTGGCATAGTCGTTCTCGTACTGCTTTAACACGTCGTACACGCCAGAAGTCTGCTGCTTTAGCTGCTCAACCTCCTGCATTTTACGCTGGTAATCGCTGCGCGTCTCATACGCCCTACGATTCATGTACTGCTGCAAGACGTGTGCATTGTCAGGAGTCGGATTAAGAAATGCGTCCTTTTCCTGCCTATTCATGTCAGCAGGTGGCACCAGTGGCACACGCTCAACTACTGAAGCAACTTCGTTTGAGGCTTGAACAGGGCTTTCAGACGGCTCAATAGGTGCAACGGTCGCATCACTTGCACTTTTATCTAAATGCTCAGAAAGAACGTCACGTATGCTTCGCGTATCCTGCTCACGCTCTGTTACAACTTCTGTTTCTGCTGCTTCGACAACCGGCTCCTGGCTATCCATTCATGCGCTCCCTAATTTGTTGCATTACATTTTTCACAATCTGATCTGTCTTGCTGCTGCGCTCTTTTTGGGGATCATAACCCCTGTCGTAAGCATCGCCGACTTCAACGGCTCCCGCTGCTTTATACGCAGCTCTCAGCTTTGCTTTGCTTGTGTAAACTTGCTTGGTGTCGAGAGGGTTTCTGGTCGGAGCCATCTCATCTTGAATGAACAAGTCCCTAGCGTTTGACTGAACTCGTTTTTGAACCTGTTCAATCGGAACAACCTTCTTTTCAACTGGACACCACTGGAACAGTTTGTATTTTGTCATACTTAATAGGTGCTACTCAGGCTCAACTAGGCTTGCTTGTAACATAACCCACCAGCACTGCAACAGAACCTTTAAGAGCGCGGTGGCACAACATTCGCCACTATTACAGGCTGTGGCTGCTGTTGCTGTGACTGCTGCGCCATGGGTTTCATAGCCTCAAGCCCCAACCGCATACGCTCAATTTCCTGTTCAGCAGCTAGCCGCCTTTCCTCCATCAGCTTTTCAGTTTCAGACAACTGTATGCGCGTCTGCTCAAGCTGCTGGCTTTGAATGTCTAAGATGGCAGCCATGCGGTTAGCTTCTTGCTGGACACTCAACTTAGCGTTTCCAGCGTCAGTGCTCGACTGAACCTTGAGCAAGTCTACCTGTACAGCGTTAGCCTTAATCTGTGCTTCCTGCTGCGCTATGCCAAGCTCGGCTTGCTTTATGTACTGCTCAAACTGCTGCTTGTTTATAGCGAGCTGCGCGTCTAGCTGATCACGCTGCATCTTTAACTGTGACTCTTGCGCCACCAACATATTCTTCTCGTGAGCATCCTGCATTTGCATTTGAGTTGCTGACATACGGGCTTGCGCTTCAACTTGTGCAATTTGCATCCTGGCTTGCATTTCTTGCATAACTGGATCTGGCGGTGGCGGTTGTTTTGCCGCTTCCTCCTTAGCCCTAGCAATCTCACCAATTTGCCCCAATGCCTTCGTAAAGATGCCGTCCAGCTCTTTGCCACCCTTAAACCTCTTAATTACGTTCTGAAACAGCTCAATAGAAAAGCCAAGCAACGGCGGGTATTGCTCAATAAGGGCTCGCATCTGGTTGAAAAACTCTCCGGCTGTGTTCATTAGCTGTGAACCTTCAGCCTGGTCCTGCGCCTGATCAATGGCGACCATTGAGTCCGACGCTATCTTTATGCGGTACGCAACCCTGTCGTCGTCCTTCAAAAACGCAATCAACTGCATCTTCATGCCGTCCAAAATCATCGTCGGGTCAGGCTGCTGCATCGGTGGCATAGGCAAAGGCTGACCATCTGGACCGACCTGCGGCTCTGGCTCTGGCTGCGGCTCTGGCAACAACGGAAGCAACAACTGGTCTATGTCGCCAGCCTCAAAAATGCGCTCCGCATCAAACTGTGATGCGACAATGTTTCCTAGCTTTTCAATCGCGTCAGAAACAAACTTGGTGAACATGTTTTGACGCACGATTAGCCCAAGGCTCGACCATGCGTTTTCTAGCCGGTTAGCCGTTGCTGACTTGTATTGGTCGCTTGTGCCGCGAAGCAGATCAGAAACTTTTAGCGTCTCATAAAGCTGCTCAAGCGTTGTCTGCCTTGCAGCCTGTAAAACCTGAAGCGCATTGACATACGGCGCAATATCTTTGGTCTCTACACCAGCCGCTAGACCACCGCGACTCTTGTAACTAGGCCAATTCATTACAGGAATCATTTTAAGGTCGCCTGACATTAGCGCCTCAATTTCATTACCAAGTGTAGCGTCATACACGCTGTTGGTACGAATAGCCTGTGTCACGGCATGAATACGAGTAGTCAGCCGCTCAACCTCTAGAATCTGATCCCTAACGTGCGAATAATCGCTTACAGGCAGCACACTGTCGGGATCTTGGCTCTGCGCGATTACACTACACGGAAAAAAGCCTTCAAAATCAATCGGCGCTTCTGACTGAAACACAATGCCCTTGTCGCTGTTAGGGTGCAGCCAATAGACCTCTTCAGTTTCTTGGCACCAGATTTCCCACAGCTCTGCCTTGCCCTCGTACTTGTCCTCGTTCTTCTCGTAGCTGCGCTTGTCTTTGTCCGGATACGCATCGTAGCTCAACTCATTAGCTACCTCTGCGCCAAACATCTCCTTGGCTTTCTCACGCGACAAGTATGCCCTACGCGCTCGCCACTCAACCTCTGTCTCGTTTCTTGCATCCGAGCATAAATAATCGTTGTACTGCACAACGTCTAAAAGCGCTGACTCGTCGTCCTTAACTTCAGTGGTAACCTCAACCAATACCACGCCACCCGGACCCGGCTTTGCCTTGCTAACGTCTCCCGCAAACGGCTCGCCCTTCTCGTCTACAAACGTGCCATCCTCTGCCTGGAACAGCGCAATCTGTACCGTCTCTTCCTCAAACTCAGCTTCGTAACGAGCCCACAAAATAGCGCGACCAGTCAGCAAAAACTGCAAGGCAGCATTGTAGCCAACACTGTCAAAAGGAAACTCACATTCCATCTGGTACTGCAAATTGCGCTCAAGCAAAACTGCACTTACTTCTTCAAGCGTCCCGCCCGTCCTCTTCCTAAGCGTGACTTCCGCTTTCGGAGTCGAGGAATAGTAAGCAGGTAGAAGAGTATTGACACAATACCACCAACAATTAAGTCGTCGCTCAACATCGTCATACAACCCCACCTGCTTTTGTGCGTTGTAAACACGAATGGATTCTTCAGCAGCATCAATAAACCTCTTGCTGCGATCCTTCGCTCTTGTAATCTCTGATTTCCAATACGACCCACTAAAACGCTCTACTAACGGCTTTGCTTTCATATTCGTGGTCTGCTCTGTTCTTTACGAATTCTGTTTACGTATGCCTGTAACTGCACAACACCGTTGTTAAACGCCTGTTTGGGCTCTTCCCACTTAGAATCAATAAGACGCTCCTTGCAAAGATAACGTAAAGCATCACAGGCATGATCGTTCCCGCTGCTATCCGCATCTTCTGGATGCCGCCTGTCAATCGCCAATGCTGGCAAAGTTTCCAGCAAGTAAGGGCAAGCACTTGTAATATACAACAATGCGGGTTTCGCAACCAATCGCTGTCTTATTTGTGACCATCCTGACCGTCTGTCATTGTCTGCTGGTCTAAAGCTCGGATGCTTGTACTTGGCAAACACTGTGTGGAATTGATCAGCGATAGACGGACCGCCCTGGTTGTTGAAGATGCTTGGGTCTGCTGCTGCGTGCACGTTCTCACCAACTGAAGCCGCTGCAATTCGGTTTGCTTGCTCAACGTTATCAACTCCCTTTCCCCACATCTCTCGGTAAATAATAATCGCGCCCTTGGGATACGGAACCTCCTTTCCCTCGTCATTTCTCCCACTGCATACAGCACCCCAAACAGCGGCAAAAGGACTACGAAAACCCCAATCGTAACCAAGATACCTATGCCAATGCTTAGGAATGTTGAAAGCCGGAATAATGTGACGACTGCTAAATTCAGGAAAGAAACTACCCTCATGGATCTCCCAATCGCCTTCTAGCCATGCGCGAACCAGCTCCGGGCTGCCAACCATGTGCAAACGATCTATGTACCCAGGATCTTTCGCCAAAAGAATCTGGTTGTCGTTAACACGACTTGGAATGTAAATGTACTCAAACCTAGCTCCATTAGGCAGCTTCTTCCTTAAAACCTTGCGCCCCATCGGATGCGGCTTAATAAACAACTCTTTGAGCCAATGATGCCCCACGCCACCAGGATTGAACGTCAGGATAACTTGAGAGCCGCCCTGCCCTCGTAACGCTCCAAACAGCTTCCAGATCGGTGACGGGTCGGCAAAGTTTCCCGCCTCCTCCACACACGCCATGCTTAAATTCTGACCCTGGTACTTCTCAGCGTCACTATCATCCCCAAGCGGTCTAAACCTTAGTCGTGCTCCATTGGGAAAAGTGAACTGCTTCTTCTGGTCTTGCCAATGAGCGTGAAGCGGCAAGTAAATCTGCTTCGCTCGCTCAATCAGATCATCTGCTTGCGGTAACTCTTTGCGGAAAAAAATGGCGTTAAAATCCTCGCCGTAACGCTGCTGGTCTAAAGCTATCTTGCCAAGCACCCCATCAGTCTTGCCGCCACCACGCGCCCCGCCGTAGCCAACCAACGTAATCGGACAATTAACCAGTATCTCCTGTGGACCCGGTTGCGGTTGCCAAACAACTTTCTCGTTGCTACTCATCAGTAAAAAACCTCGTCCGTATCCGCTACTGACCAACGCTCGCTGTTTTCTGCGCTCCAAACTGTGTCGATAGTTTTGTATCCCTTAGCGCCGGGATTGCCACTGTTGCCAATAAAAAAAGCGTCTTGAAAAGCTATGCGATTCGTAGGCAAAGCGCACAACTGTCCAGTGCTCAAAAGCAGAATATGGGCGCATTTGTTTTGGTCGGGCTGCAAAACATAGCCAGACTGCTGATCACTGTCAGGAAGCCAATCTACAGTGCAAAAGTATTTGGCAGACACTTCCGTCTTTGTTTTTAGTATCGCTCGGCACTCGTAATCACGCAGGAAATCAAAAACAGTTACTACAGGCTTATAGCTGTAACAGTCCCAAAGCTGTAACTCCTCCAGATCATACATTTCACTGGCAGTCGGTTGCCACAACAACCAATGAATAGGAACGTGTCGAAAATGCGCGCCAGATTGCAGCAAAACATGAAATTGTAACGCTCTTCCCTTGTAACTTTGTACAGCAAACAAGTAACCAGCTTCGTACCCCGTCGCATCCTCATTCTGCGTCAGGTGGCGGTTGTGAACCCAAACTTTTAGGGGTGGGCAATCAACATTCAAAAGAAGCATCCTCGCTGTTTAGCTACTTGCGGTCTGCTCATGGTGCGGCTGTCTAGCTCCTGACGCTGTTAATCTTCGGACACTAGCAAACGCCTACCGGGGCAGGAAACAGCAAAAACGCCCACCACTAGACAACCAGCCGCAACTACTCCTTAGCATCTTTTGGCGGTTCTGGCAGCGGCATCCAGTGGGTGTAAGTATTGTGTTCTAGATCGCCATTCCATTGTGGCGAAATGCAATCCACGCACATCGTTCTGTACAAGGTAGGATTAAACCAAAGCGCATCATCGTCCTTGCTCGGCAACCGATCCTTCACCGAGATCCACTGCGGCTGTGATTCTTTTGCGCCTAGCCTATATCCATCTTCAAATGCAGCTTGTTCAGGTATTTCATCCAGCGCTTCTTGATACGCAGCTTTTGCGTCAGCCTCGTCTTTGAACAGCCTTAGTCGAAATCCACTTTCTTCAAATAGCTGATCCTTTGCGGCTTGGTAGCCAGCGAGAAAAGCATGTTTAGCCCAATAGTGAGACTCGTTCTCATATCGTAAATACTCTTCTGCCAACTCTTCAGGTGTCTTGCTCATCTTTTAAAGCCTTTAGTAGTGGATTATTGTTTAGCACTTCTTCTGCAATCTCTTCGCTGTGTTTGAATAGATATTCTTCTATAGTCATGCCAAGAATGTCTTTAAGTGTAATGCTCGCAGAGTTTTCAGTAGCTTGTTCCTTTGCTGCTTGGTAACCAGCGAGAAAGGCTTCCTTTAGGTAATCCTGTTCTCTCTGAGTAAGCGTTCCCATAGCATAGATGTCTCTTTGAGCTATCTTATTTTTACACTCTTCTGCCAACTCTTCAGGTGTTTTACTCATCGCTAGTCTCCTCATCCACAATCATTCCGTACTCGGCTCGTCATCCAAACAATACCGCTGCCGATACCGAGCCCTCGGCACCTCGTTGCCACTCACGCCAAAACGTACCCGACACTGACCACAACTAACCCAATAACGATCAGTCACTACGTAGCCAATCCAGCTACACACAGGACACTTGTAGTAAACCTCAACGTCCTTACTACGCCTAGACCCTTTAGGCATAAAATGGCGGTCTGGGTAACGGCTGCCAGTGCGGAAATACACCAAACTCCACTAGCTTCTCATTTACTACCCATGCACTTAACGTCGGATCAAAATACCCAATGCCGTGCTTCCACACAGGTCCAGCAAGCAACACAGGCTCATACGCCTCCGGCTTTACGTCCCCTATACTAACCCAACCAACAGGTCTACTAAGCCCCTTCAAAGAGCCTAAATACTCCGATAACAAAAACCCATTGTCGTAGTCAGTCATCGTCTTGGTCCTTTATAGACCCACCGCCAATACTCACAGACCCTAACAAGCCACCACGACCCGCCCCGTCGTCCGACAAATAACGCTGCTCAAACTCCTCTCGCGTAAGCGGCTTGGCACTCACTACCGCATTCACCGTTCCCGTATGCTCAACAACATTATGCTCAGTCCAGCCTAACCGTGTTTTAGCCATGTACATGATCATCTGAGGATTGCCAGCCTTAACCTGCTCCATCGCAGCACTCGCCACAACCTCCGACATGGACTTTCGCCCTAACTCAAACTCCTCAGGGTAATCCCTGTTCAACGCAACTAAACTTATACGCACACAATTCGCTACCGCTGTCTTGCCTAAGCCTAACGCCGCTAATCGCTGTACCTGCCCCGCAACCTCCCCACACCGCTGCGGGCTAGGTTTCGAAAAATCCTGCGGTTTAGCAGGTCGAGCATCCCCAGGCATCGTAAAAGTCTTGCCGTCAGCCGTTCGCATACGCGCTGAACCGCCGTCACGATTACCAGGCAACAACTTCTCAACAATTATGTCTTCTAAATCTTTAGGCATAACGGTGTTTTATAGTGGGGTTGGGATTTTTATGTGGAATGTGGGGTGCGCCGTCTACTCCACCGCCCCCGGCTTTCAAATTGAAAACGAAAAGCAAAAACTGTGCCACGGCTGGTAAACTGCTGAAACGATTTAGGAAACGAAAGGCAAAAACATAACTACTTGTTTTTTCTGGCGAAGCGAGAAGGGCTAACGTGTTGAGAACGCTACGCATCTTAGTTTACTAGTTTTCTATTTCTAGTAAGGTAGACAATGCCTAATGATACCAGCATGTTAGTAACACAATGCCTATAATATCGGATGGTTAGCTATCGCCTCCAGAAGTTTCCAGAACTCCGTAGGAGTGTAATGCAGTGCGCGCGCGAGGAATACAAGCTCACTCGCGCTATATACTGACCGTGCGTGCTCTCGATTGTGTACGGTCGGCTGGTTGAGTCCTAATCGTTCACCAAAGACTTTCTGCGTTAGCCCGCTCTTTGCGCGCAGAAGGGAATACAACGCGCCAGCCTCTCGCTTGGAGATTGCAGAACGTCCCCCGCACTTCGCGTCAATGATCCCAAATTTTCGCCTAGGCATGTCACATCAACCTATATCGTAACCCGCTCAAAACACAACACCTTTTGTAACTACGTGTTATTACTCACGATAAAATTACATGAATTAGTTGCACCATCGTACACCATCG